CGGCAACGTCGGCATCGGGACGACGGCGCCGGGGTATAAACTTCATGTCGAATCAGGCACAACCGATGAAGTGGCACGATTTAAGTCAACTGACGCACTTGGACAAATACTAATATCTGACAACAATAGAAGCACATATATTGGGACATTAGATACTAAATCATTTTTTGGGCAAAACTCGGGGCTATCGGCAAACAATTTGGTAATAGAAAACACGGGCAACATCGGCATTGGGACAACGGACCCAGATGTAAATTTAGAAGTAGCTGGTACTCAGGATGGTGTGGCATTAAAACTTACAAATACAGGTACGGGTGGTAGAGAATTTACAATAGAATCAACTGCTGGAACTTCAGGTTATGGACAAGGTAAATTGGCATTTGTAGACCAAAGCGGCGGAGGGGCAAGAATGGTAATCCAATCAGACGGCAACGTCGGCATCGGGACAACGAGTCCAAACAGCCGTTTTGAAGTTGCGAAAGTTGCTGGAGAAAATGAGGTGAATCTTTCTGGTGTTGTTTATGTTAATTCTACTTCTGGGAATGTCGGCATCGGGACGGCGGCGCCTACGGGAATTGGGAGCGGAGGACCTGTATTGCATATTAGTGGGGGTCAAGCAGAGATAGTTCTTACAGATACAACAAATAATGCAGATGCTCATATTATTACAAACGATGCTGGTTCAATTAGAATACTGGCAGATGAAAATAATGAAGTCGCAAGTTCTGTTATAGATTTTGACGTTGATGGGACGAATTATATGCGGATTCAATCAGACGGCAACGTCGGCATCGGGACAACGAGTCCTACCAATACAGCTAATTATAAAACTTTAGAAATTAGTGATACAACAGGGGGACAAATATTACTTTCTGATGATGGTGTTTTTAAGGGTTTTTTATTTAATGATGCAACTGATTTTTATATTGGGTCCACTAATGATTTAATTTTTAAAACTGCAGGAGCAGGAGCTGGAACAGAAAGGATGAGAATTTTAGATGACGGCAACGTCGGCATCGGGACAACGAGTCCATCTGCTCTTTTAGACGTTGGTGGTTCTCAAACAGCTGGAAGTAGTATGGCTGTAAATCTTTCTGGCGTTCTTTATATTAATGAAAGTAACGTCGGCATCGGAACGACGACGCCGGAGGCGAAGCTGGATGTTTATAATGGAAATCTTGTTCTTTCTGATGCAGATGTTGCCCATGGAATAACAAGTCTTATGCCAACAAATGTTTATGGTCAATTAAAGCCTCGTTCTGACACAAATGGAGGTTTGTCAATTTACGGGGTTTCAGATACAGATGCACAAGGATTATTTTTATCAGGCGTAATTGGCAGTAGTGACCCGACAGATACTACGCCAGCAATATTATTGGTTGGTCAAAAAGTACAGACAACGAGCGGGCAGGCTTTAGGTAGTTCTGAAACGATATTACAGATTAGAAATTTTGAGACGGAACTGGTCACGGTCTTAGGAAACGGCAACGTCGGCATCGGCACAACGGAGCCGGGAATTTATAATGCTGCTGCAAGACAATTAGTGATTTACAAAGCATCTGGTGATACTGGAATGTCAATAATAACTGAAAGTGGTCTAGGCAGAATTGTGTTTGGTGATGGGACTGGTGGAACATCTGCTTATAGAGGTGGAATTGATTATGTTCATTCTACTGATGCAATGAGCTTATGGAGTACTGCTAATGTGGCAACACCAGAATTAACTTTAAAAGACGGCAACATAGGCATCGGGACAACGAGTCCAAACAGCCGTTTTGAAGTTGCGAAAGTTGCTGGAGAAAATGAGGTTAATTTAAGTGGTGTTGTTTATGTTAATTCTACTTCTGGGAACGTCGGCATAGGAACGACGGGGCCAGAAATGAACTTGGAAGTAGAATTTAATGATGCTACAACGTACGATGCTTCTACATTTCCAAGTGATTTTGGAGGCATTAGAATACAAAATATTAATAATGAGTTAAATACACCTGCTGTCTTATCTTTTAGAAGCACCGCAAGCAATGGAGCCGAAGCTGCTATAGTCAGTATTACAACAGGAACTAATCAGGGAGCACTAACATTCATAACTGAAAATACAGCTACGGCTGAAGCAATGAGGATAGACCATCTCGGCAACGTCGGCATCGGGACAACGAGTCCAAACTCACTATTACAGATAAACGGAACAACAAACTCTTTACTTAATATCACAAATGGAACTGATGATTTTGTTACAGTATTGAATACTGGGAATGTTGGGATTGGGACGACGAATCCCGGAGCGTTGTTGCATCTTTACAAAAATGGAGGTGAAGCATTATTAAAGATTGAAGGTGATAATGCAGGGGGAATTTCAAAACTTCGTATGGATGGCTATGCGGATTCAACAATACAACTTTATAGAAATGGAGCTGCGGATTGGGAAATAAGCCGTAAAGATAGCACATCTGATTTATATTTTAATGCTCTTGCGGCTGCTGGAGCTGGTGAAGGTGCAGTGGTATTTAAAAACAACGGCAACGTCGGCATCGGGACAACGAGTCCATCTGCGTTATTAGACGTCGGTGGTTCTCAAACAGCTGGAAGCAGTATGGCTGTTAATTTAAGTGGTGTTCTTTATGTTAATGAAACAAATGTTGGGATTGGGACGACGAGTCCAAGTAAATTATTGCAGGTAGGAACAACTTTATATGTTGACAACGTTAATAATAAAGTAGGAATTAGTGCTGCAATTCCTTGGCAGGAATTAAGTATTCCATATAATAGTCAATTATCATTTGGAGCTTCTGCATATCATTTTGATATTTGGAAAAGTGGTGGAGGAACATTGCCTATTTATTTTGATAGTGTAGAAGATAATGCTGACGCTTCAGTTTTATTTAGAATGAGAACAGATGGAACGCCTGTTAACGCGTTGACAATCTTAGGAGACGGCAACGTCGGCATCGGGACTACGAGTCCAGATGCCTTGTTAGAAATTTCAAAATCTACAGCACCAACCTTTAGATTAAGTAACTTAAAGGATAGTGCCGCATTTACTCAAGATGAAGTAATGAATACTTTAGAGTTTTATACGGGAGATTCATCAAGCGCAAGGGTAGCTGCTTCTATCGCACATATTAGTGACTATGCTGGTTCTCACGGCACAGTAAGGGGAGCTTTGCAGTTTAAGACTTCTACCACAGGTGCTGCTTCAGAACGAATGAGAATAGATAGCAACGGCAAAGTCGGTATTATGGATACGAGCCCTGATGCTAATTTGGAAGTAGTAGATGATTTTATGGTTTCATCTTCGGCAGACAATGACGGCGATTTGTTTACGGTATTATCAAACGGCAACGTCGGCATCGGGACGACGAGTCCGAGTGCACTATTACATGTATTCTCTGGCGAATCTAGCGGAGCGGCACCAGCTGCTGACGCTGATGATTTTGTGATTGAGAATAATGGAATCGCAGGAATGACGATTTTGTCTACCAATACACAATATGGGCGTATTAGTTTCAGCGATGATGTAGCAGGCAGAGGGGCTGTAATTTATGACCACGGTACTTCTGTATCTGGGGCGGCTAATATGATGTCATTTGTGACAGAGGGAGTTGTTAATATGGTCTTAGATAATAACGGCAACGTCGGCATCGGGACGGTTAGTCCAAACTCTGTACTATCTATTTCCAAAAATGCTGATTTGGATGTTTCTCTAACTCATGATGCAGCAGCTCTCTTCAATATAGACGATACAACAACAAATTTAGTATTTACAATAGACCAGAATGGCCCTTATACAGCATCAATACAGCATAGGGGTGCGAGTGTAGATGATTATACCTACCCAATTGCATTAAATCCTTTAGGCGGCAACGTCGGCATCGGGACAACGAGTCCAAACAGCCGTTTTGAAGTTGCGAAAGTTGCTGGAGAAAATGAGGTTAATTTAAGTGGTGTTGTTTATGTTAATTCTACTTCCGGGAATGTTGGGATTGGGACCAGTACTCCAAACCAAACCTTAGATGTCATAGGAAACATGCAATATACAGGTTCATTAATTCAAGGTTCAGATGAGGATTTGAAAGGGAGTATTTCAGAGCAGGGAATATCAACATTTGATTACTCAACATTAAAACAGCATAAATGGAGATATAAGGAATTAAAACCAGCAGGTGAAATACAGGCAGCAATTGAACCACAAACAGAAAAACTTTCCCAGACAAAGCTAAAACCAATAAAAATGCAAACCATAACAAAGGAAATAGAGATATGTGATGATATATTAAACGAACAAACCAATCAAATGGAAAAGGAATGCTATAATGAAACAATGATATATGAAGAAGAAGTGGTAGAGGAAGAGGATGAGGTTGTTGAAGGAGTAGATGGAGGGGTAGAGGAAGAGGATGGAGTGGTAGAAGAAGGAGTAGATGGAGGGGTAGAGGAAGGACTCAGGGAT